TCGTTTAGTTAATCCACAACGGATTAGAGTTCTGCGGTTGTCCAGTTTGAATCAACATAGAAGGGAGCCTCAATGAGAGCATCGCCATCCTGAATGCCGACATTCTGGCCAGAACCAGCGAGGGTAATAGTACCCATAGAAGAGCTCAACGACTCAAATGTAGCCTTTGAGTTCAACTGGACCTTGGGGAGTACCGCAGCCACAACCTTGGTGTCTGACACTTGGAATGTCAATACAATCTCCGCGAATACAGGAACGTAGGTCGAAGGAGCGAAAGCACGGTCGCTGTTAGTTGTACCGCGCTTGAAACCGCACAACTTCTCCAACAACTCGGGAGCCATATTGGCAACTTGTGCAGAGAACTGGTATGAGCCGAGAGTAACATTGCTCAAGATAGGAGCAGAGCCAAACTCGTTCTCAATAGCTGTCTCCTCGGGGTCATCCTGAGTGATTGAGGTTGAATCTCGGATAACCTCGTTCAACTTGTAGGTAACAGTGCCACGAGCATCGTCCACAAACGGAGTGACATAGATTGCTGAAGGGTTAAAAATCTTCAAACTCGCAGGGGTAACGGGTGTATTAGCCATAGTGAAAATCTTTTTTTAGTTATACAATAGTCAAGTTTATTTCGTAAATATTACAATGTAAGTTGCGACTCTCATCATAGTCGGAGTAAATGCTACCACAACGGATTGCATAGTTGGGATGTACGGAAGTGTTTATACACTCTATGAGTGCAGTCTCCATATCATTCATAGACACCACATCTTTTACGCCATTGTCCATAGGTTGCGTATATAGATAAACCAGCACATTGCCATAGCCAAAGGCATCCATATCTCGAATAGTAGTTCCAGCGTCGATGACAACTATTTTCTTCCAAGCCTTATCTATGCTTATGGGTAGATTGCTGGCGAAAACATTGTCCGACACTTTCTTATACAATAATCTGTAAAAGAAGTCCTCTATTCTCGATATGCTTTTAATTGTATTGTCCATAATTACTCTCCTATCATAGTGGTTACTTCGCCACCATAAAATCGTTTAAGTTGCTCTAAGTTTGTGGTTATTCCAGCGAGCACCTTGTAGTTATGATGTAGCCCGTAAGACAACCCATCCTCCAAAACTCGCGCGTAAGGAGCAGCGGCGACAACGACAAGCATTATCTTATCCTTACTGACAGATTTATCAAAGTTGTCAAAGAATCGCTCAACGGCTTCTCGGCCATAAACCTCCTCTCCGGCATACTTATATGGAACGGACGCTTGTTTTAATGTATGCAAGTAGTACCTCGAATTAGGGTATTCTTTACCATCTACGAACAAACAACTGCCATAACTGTCATCAAGGTTGTTAGTTCTATTAACGAAGCCTTTTTCCTCGTATGCTTTCTCTACAAGCCGTCGGCCCTCCATAATAAGCTGCTCATACAGCTCTGTATTGGCGCCTACACGAATAGATTGGGCACCACTTGACAATTCTCTAACTCGTTTTTTAATCTTCGAGAAATCTATCATATTATGCCGCATCAAACTCCTTGATGTAAGCCACGCATCCACCTAATTGCGAGGGGAATACGCCCGTAACTTCTCCTTCAACTAACATGCCATAGATAGAACCTCTAAATGAGTCTCCTCGTCTGATTGGAATCTTCTCTTCCTTATTTATTGGGAAGTAGACGCCAAAGGTGGCGTTAGCGAAACCATGAACATTTGAACGAGACGATTCTTGGATGTCGCATTTAGTCTGAAGCACAGTCACTTCTTCCTCATCTCTATCCAGAAGGCCATCTCCCGTTTTTTTGATACGGTAAAACTCGCCCTCGTAGGCGTACTCCTCCAATAATGTCCTATCTAATATCATAGCAATAAAGTTACTCAAGCCAAACCAAACCGCCCACCATGTCGTTCACAACCTCCATTTTAGGGTCATTCCACTTCGTATATAATCGGGTCATTAGCTCATATATACCTCGTTTATCTGAAATATATTGGCTACCGATAGTTTGCGAAAATGCTCCATGTTGTTTTGTGAGGCTTGAGGTTTGCGTCGGAGATGTATAGACCACAAAAAGCAAATCAGCAAGAAGTAAGTCTCTATCTTTTTGAGATAGATCGTCTATATACTGAATATACTCTACTTCTCGTTCCAACGCAATGCGTTCCAAGACAGATTTCTCAAAAGAGAAACCCGTCAAGGAACTCATATACGATATGATGTCAAATTGAGCCACAACCTACTTTGTTTATGCGTTAGCAGTAGCTGTATCTACAATGATGTGGTATGGGAACTCGTCCAATGAAGGTACAGCAGACATCATCAAGTCTGTATGCCACTCCTTCATGTTACCGTTGTTCAATGTAGTGTTCATAACGGTAAATAGACCGTTACCAGTCTTAGCAAACGCACGAGCGATAGTAGTGGCACCATACTTCTCGTACATCTTCTGGTCGAGGATAGTAGTGTGACGAATCAAACCGGCAAAACCAACTGGACGAAGAACTGCTACATTCTCCTCCCAACCAGATACCATGCCTACTACATCGCGTTGCTTCTCTTGGATAATCACGATAGGCGAAATACCCTCAAATGCTACGATTGCCTCACGGAACATCTCCTCAGTAATACCCATGCCTGATACAATAGGCTTCTCGTTGATAGTACGGAACGACTGTACCAGCTCTGCTACCTGTTTATTCTTCAAGATAACATTGTGGAACATCTTGTAAGGAATATTCCACTGCATTGCAATCTCGCCGAAGCGGTCACGAGCTTCCTCCTCAATTTGTGCCATCTGAGTCAAGATTTGAGCCTCGGGGTCAGACCAAGCCTTCTCGCCCGCTTTCACGAAGTTCTCAGTAGGAATCTCCGCCTTCAAGATACCGCCCTTGATACCCAAACCGGCTTGATAGTTGATAAAGCCCTTTGACATCAACTGAGCAGACATGTTTGAAAGGGTCATGTCAGCAGAGTTAATCTTTGCCTGAACATCATCCACAAACTGTGCAACAATCTGAGCGTCGTTACCGAAGTTCTCAACAAACAACTGCTCCTTATACTCGCGCTCCATAGCTTGCTCAACTGTACCGCGAGCAATAAAATCTGGAATTACGCCAGTATAGAATGCTACACCCTTCTTGTCCTCAGGGATAGAATCACCAAGAGGTGCGCGCATGTCCATCAAGTACGCATCTTGCAACTCACGAACTCGCGATACAAATGTTGCAGTACCATCAGCGTTCGTAGGGGTGATGTTAGGGTCGATGCCAAAGTGTTGCTTCCAGAAAGTCACATTAGCACGAATCATCTCGGGGTTAGACAAGATGACGCTCAAAAGTCGAGGACCCTCTACGCTGTCCCACAACTTTGAGTATGTACTATTATTAAAATCAAATTTTGCCATTTTTCTTACCTCCTATTTTTTAGAGTTCAACCTTAAACCAACCGTTGATGTTACACTTATTGAGGTCCAATACGCACTTAGGCATAGGAGACATCTTGTGAATGTACATCAAACCACCCAATGCGGGAGCAATATGATAACGAGCACCCTCGTAATCATCCTCGTCAGCAGCGGGATTGTAGATAAAGTCGTAGTCGCAAGGAGCAACTGCATTGATGTCCTTAACGAGCATCTTACCATCATTGTCGGCCTCTACTAAAATGGTACCGTCAGATGCAGTGAGATTGCCACTTACAGTCAATACCCAAGTATTATCTACTACTTTAACTGCGTTTACCGTTACAGCCGATACTGCACCACCGATCTCGTCGGGAGCTACACCCAACTTGTCACCAATAAAAGGAATATGCTTGTAGCCATCCTTATACAAGGTTACGGTCGTACCTGATGCACTCTTGACCTTGTAGGTCTTAAGTAGATACAACTCGGGATTTACACCGTTCTCGTCGGTGCGGAACTCAAACAGGTCGCCAGCGTAAATCTTCGCTGCGCCCTTAAACGGGTTCTTAAGCTGGCCACCAAAAGTGGGGAAAACCAACTCATTCTTTACACCCTGCAACTTCACGAATACGGAACGGGCACCGCCCATAGAGCCTCGTTGCTGAATCAAGGTGCGACCCAAAAGTACGCCATTGTTAGCCATAGTTTGTGATTTTAGTTTTGATTAATAGATTGTTCTCTTTCTTCGCGTCTGGCCTTCATGTACGCTTCAACATGTTCCAGACTCTTATCGGGATTTTTACCTGAAGTGCTTGAGGCATGAGGTGTTGTTGAACCAGCATCTGCGGCATTGATACGATTGTAAATCTTCAGCGCAGAGTCTGCCTTACCTTCTACATCCAAATCCTCAGTTACGGAAATCTCATCAACATAGTCTGCAATCCACTGCTCATCCTTGATACCCTTACTCTTCATTGCTTTCTTCAGAGCATTTCGCTTATCAGCAATAGCAGTCGCTTTGCGGGCATTATCTCGCTCAGCAATAAGCTCGTCTATTTGCTTGCGCATAGCCTCAAATTCTTTGCGGTTATTATCTTCCGCGTTGGTCGTCTGGGGCTGAGTTTGAGTATTAGGTTTTTGTGAGGGATTGTTTGCTTGCCAATCCTTAACAAAATCAGATTGGTCTTTATTTGCGTTAAGGTTCATGGTCTCAAAAGACTTATAAACCTTCTCCACAAAATCTGCCAATTCCATTTCCTCTGTTGCAATCAATGGCATTAGGGTTTCTAACTGCTCATTAATACTTCTCTCTGACATAAAGAGTTTTTTCCCCTTTTCCGTCAGTTTGCTTTTGATGTTTTCAAAAGCCACTTCTTTGGTAAATTTCATATAGTTGTAAAAATTAGTTCATTGCAAAAATAAAGTCCCTATAATAAAAAACCTTAAATAAACTAATGAATGTATTGCACTATATTGTTTAGTGCAATGATTTTAGCTTTCTTTGCAAAAAGACTTCGTATGGCTGAAAAAACAAAAATAATACAACCTCAAGCGGGATTCCAAGAAAAGTTTGTTAGCACAAATGTGGATTTCTCGGTAGGTGGTGGAGTTCTTAACCCACAACCTCTTGATAGCCTTATCGCCACACCTAATGGATTTGTTAGGATGGGGGATATTAAGGCTGGAGATGTTATATGTGATACAAAGGGAGGTACGCAAGTTGTAAACTTTGTAATAGACAAAGGTGTGCAACCTTGTGTAGAATTTACATTAAGTGATGGTCGCAAGGTACAGTCTGCATTGAGTCATCATTGGTTAGTTAAGGAACGACATAATTATATGTTAGATGTTAGTTCTGAAGATATTATCAACTACATAGAAACTGAAAAGGAGAGAGGTAAAAATAGGAAGCATCAACACATCAATAGGTATAGAATACCTATGTGTTCTCCTTGTTTTTTGGAAGAGACAGAATTACCCGATAATGTTTTACATCCGTATGTTGTAGGCTATATATTAGGAAATGGTTGTGTTTCGGAAAAGGCTCACGCACCATACATCAGTACGAGCGATTACGAAGTTGTAGAGTACGTTCGGTCTCTTGGTTATAAATTAGTTAAGGCTTACACTCAAAATAAAGCGGCCCATTATGAATTTAGAGGAGTTGGCTTTAAGCAGACATTAAAAAACTCTGGAATATACGGAATGGTGTCTATCAATAAGTGTATTCCTGACATATATAAATACGCATCGGTTGAAGATAGATTTCATCTTTTGCGAGGTTTGTTTGATAGCGATGGTACTTGCGAAAAAAGAGGTGGTCAAGTAAGTTACAAATCTATCAGTTTGCAACTAATAAAAGATATTCAAGAAGTGATATACTCTCTTGGTGGTACAGCAAATTATACAAAGCATAAAGCACAGCCAATGTTTATGCGAGATAAGTATCATAACAGTCACGATAGCTATACTGTTAGGGTAAGAATAGAAGATGATACTAAATTATTTTGGCTGCCACGAAAAAAACAATACGCAAAGCATAATGACGAGCGACGACAACTTCTTTATTTAGGCATTGTCGATTATGCTATGTTACCACCTTGCAAAATGAGGTGCATAAATGTAAGCGGTGACGACCACTTATATCTGACAGATAATTATGTCATTACAAGGAATTGCGGAAAATCCTTTGCCGCTGTACTATCCGTTGCAGAGCCAGCAATGGATGGTAGATTTAGAGGGTTATTCTTGCGTAATAACCTCGCCGACGCCAGAGCTGCGGGAGGTATTCTTGATACTTTCAAAGAAATATATGGTGACTCCATCGAAGTTGTCGAAAGTGGTGAGCCTCACGTTACCTTTAAGAGTGGTGCCAGAATTGATGTTACCCACGTTGCCGACCAGAGCCGAGATAAAATCCTCCAGCGTTTTAAGGGCCGTCAGTATGACTTTATATACTTCGATGAGGGTACGGGATTTGAATGGTCTTGTTTTACGGCTATCTATTCTCGTAACCGAGGAACAGCCCAATGGACAGGCCGTGTGAGAATGACGACTAACCCAGATAAAAATCACTGGTTACGAAGATTCTTAGACTGGTATATTGGTCCCGATGGATTTATCCGAGAAGATAGAGAAGGAGTTGTAAGGTACTTTTTTATTAACGGAGAGACGGTAAATGATGTCATTTGGGGAGACAGTAAAGAGTCCGTGTATCAGCAATGTAAGATACAAATAGACCGAGTGCTCGCCAAGGTAAATGGAAAGACAGGCAATGCGACTTATGAGGACTTGATTAAGTCGTTTACCTTTTACTTAGGTAGAATGTCCGAGAACAAGGCTTCTATAGGCAATAATAGTGGTTATGTTGGTTCCGTTGCTCTTACTGGTGGTCGTAGTGCCCAGCAGTTGCTGGAAGGTAACTGGAATGTATCTCCCGACACAGACCTTGACGCTCCCATACAGCCATATATGGCAGCTTCAGTTTTTGAGAACGACGCATGTATTAATAATGACATGTGGATTACGGTAGACTTAGCCGATGTGGGTGACGATAACACTATCATTCTCGTATGGAACGGTTTTCATGTTATAGATTATCGCATCTTAACAAAGAGTACGCCGAGAATGAATGCTGAAAGAATATTGCAAGTTGCTGAAGCCTACGGAATTGCAGACTCACATATCATCTATGATGCTACTCGTGCAGTATATGTAAATGATTACGTTCCCGAAGCCGTGCCTTACTTATCGGGCAGAAGCCCAAGGGGAAGATATTGTCGTATGGCATCCAGATTGAAGGACGAGTGTTTCTTGCGCCTTGTGGAAATGATTAAGAATGGGCGTATATCTTTTTCAGAAAAGATAGCTAATGCGATATATATTCATGACAATATGAGTATACCTATAACTATCCAAGCCGAATTTATCGAAGAATGTTCAGTGGTCCGATTTGATGAGGGTGTTA